TAAAATATTCATTTATTAGATTATACTTGCCTCCTGTGTACTTTTTGAGCGCATCTCCTTCTTCTGCCGATATCTTAAAGTCGGGCATTATCTGTTTCGCTGATTCAAGCGTCAGCCCGGTTATAGGAGTCTTGACTTCTTCTGTAACAGGTGGAATAGGTAGTCCGAAGTTTTCTTTTGCAAATGGTATGTCTTTTTTCGCTACGTCAAAATACGGGTGATCCGGTGAGAAGATATATTTATCTTTGCCTGGATTCATCCTGAATGGTTCGGGTACTGTATCTTTTAATGAAGCCACTTTGTCATAGTCCTCCTTGCTCGATAGCTCTGTATCCTCATCACCTTGTATTATAACACATTCACAGTTAAAATGCAAAAGCGGGGTAGCCCAATCCCAAACAGGATCATCAACGGGTGCGCTTAATCCCTCAAAAGGTTGACATATCGGACATTCTTCACCTGTAGCATCAAAAGTCAAAATAGGGAGTATGTCTTTATTTTCCTCTATTCGTTGCCATTGCGAGGCCATAGCTCCTTGTCCTACCGCTGTAGAATATTCTGAACGCCCCCACGCATCGTTCCATGTGTCAAAATTCTTTTCTGCTAATTGAGTAAACTCCTTTGAGCTTCTTAAATTCCCTTCCTCATCGAATAACAGTTTCTTTTGATCAAATGTTTGTTGATAAGTTTTAGCGGCTGAAAACATATATGTGTTTTCTCGTAACTCACTAAGTAACTCGAAATCCTTACCGGAAAAGTCCGATAACGTACCACCAAAACCAGAATATAGACCGGACTTCAAATAGTCAGCGATTGCAAAATAAAGATCTTCCGGTAATTTATGCTCCGTAATCGTTCCGGCATAAATCCCATCAATGTATTTTTTTATTTGATCGTCGCTGTACTTGAATTCTGCCATTTATTTCTCTGATTTTTTAGCGTAAAAAAGCACGACACATAAGGGAATTATAACCCCAATAATGATGCTTATCCATTCGTTTTTCATACTCCTAAGTTTTTCTCTCTGTTTATTCTTGCTATCCTTTGAGAAAATGACTCGCATTTTGCATTTACCTCTTTCTCTGTCATGCCTTCTTTTTTGCAAACTATTTCAATACCGTAAACCCGTACTAAATTATTCCATTGCTCGATCGTTCGATGTTTCTGATCAATGCCAAATGATTTTTCATATTTGGCTTTCACGTCTGCCATTAATTCAGGGTTAGCCTTTAATTCCTTCTTAATTGTTTGAATTTTATTCATGGATATGATTGTATATTTTATCAAGTTTGTTTTTTATAGAAGGCTCCAATTCTTGTTTTGGGGGTTCTGGAACGACTGGCACTGTCACGGGGATGCCGGTTGTCTGTGTAAAGTACAGACTATCCATCGGAAGGCCTGCACTAAACATCTTAACTGCTTGGTCGATTACCGCATTGTTTGCTTCTGTTACTTCAGCATCATTTTTCAAAATAGCACGAACGTCATCTGGAATAACAAAACCCAACGCCCTCATTTTAGGTATTAAGATATTGTTAATGACGCCCGAAATAAAAGAGCCGTCTTGCGTTTCCTTATCGTCCATCGCTTTATCGGCTGGACTTTCTACTTTCCCATTTCCTAACTTTCCTGGCACTGAATCTATTGCGTCCGCATGACCTAATATCCCTTTTGATATATCTTTTTTAAGACGTTCCTCAAAATCAGAATATCCTTTATAGCCAGTTCCTCCTAATTTAGATTCTATGAAGTTGATTTCATCTTCAGGATCAATCATAGCCCAACCAGAGGAACCCATCTTTTGTAATGTTTCCGCAAAATCTGCTCTTTCTTTGTCTTCCGTTTTAGTAGTTTTTCCGACTCTGTAGGGTTGTGAATAAAGTTCTACAAAATCGCCATTAAATCCCATCAAATGTCTAAGGAATATTTCATAAAGGGCAACTTTATACAACAACCCATATCCACTCTTTGAGGTTCCAATGTCGTTGTATGTTCGAATATAAACATGCCAATCGACATAAGGCTCTTCCATAAATTGAGCACCGGATATAGAATAAGTGAAATTAGTAACATTCAGTCTATCCGGCGATACATCCCATCTTTTTATAATTTGAATATCCGGGAACGCATTGTTAACTATACTACCTAAAGAGATAAGCGAATATCCGAAATATATTGCATCGAGGGCGTAATTGAGAAAATAAATAAACCACTCTCTATTTTGGTCTTGCCCATTTGTAGTGTCCAAAAAATAATCACTTACTTGTTTATTAACTTTCCCGTTACCATCAATAAACTTCCATTTTCGTAGTAATGTTAAATTTTTGCGTCTGTCAATACATGCACTTACATGTAAGTTATTAATAGTGTCGTTATATAATCTTTGAGCCTTAACTCGATGTGGAAACCAAACGTTTTCATTTTCATTTATAACATCGCGCCACGTCAAAACATCCTGCCTTATTCTTTGTAATTGTACCGGTGCAATATATCCTGCAAGATTTTTCTTTAATTCATTTGGATCGGTGTTCGTTCGACCAAATGGATTGATAGCAGTAAGCCACTGCGAAATATTGGATTTTGATTGATTCATCAGTATGAATTGATAAGTTTCTGATTACCTCCATATCGGATTCTACTACCTTTGTAAGGTTGAAGCAAGGGGAGGTTAGGCGTAATATCCTGACCAATTGCGGCGGCTTGTAACCATCCTAACGCGGAGTAAGTTGGATATAAAACACGCTGCCCGCGCGTCTCCCGGTCTTCCTGATTACCCATGTACAGCATGGTTCTTAATTCGGGGATGTTTCGTGGAGAAATACGAGCATGGACGCGAAACAATGCAATATCAATGCAAACCATCAAAAGTTTTTGATCTCTATTGTCACCAGCAACGAACGAAGAAAATGCGGGTGCGGATATTGTAGTTGTTATTGGATTACCCCAATATTGAACCCCCTTAACGGAATCGTCCGGGAACACGTTTATCACCTCGTTTGCGCCAGCGATGTTTATTTGAATGATTGTCTCGTGATCAAGAATCTGAGACGTCATTTTTGCGGTGTAATAATTGCCATTCCAATACACTTGATCGTCTACAGCGTAGAATTGTTTGTAATCGAAAAAAGAGTAGAGAATCGGAAGATAATAGATTGCATATTGAACATCTAATAAAGTCCAATGAGCCGAGTTAAATGATTCGGCTACCGTGATAGCTTGATTCGAGATATATATATTCCCGTTTTGAAGCGTCAAGGCGCCTAAGAGATATGTGCCAAGTGGATTATAAGCCGGCGCGTTAAGATAAACCGTTTGTCCTGCTTTGTAGGAAAGCGTAGGATCGTATTGCGTTATCGGCTGAAAGGCAGTTGAGGTGTCATATTTCTGTACAAGATAGGAGATACATTCATCAATAGCAGCTTTTTGTATTCCATCTAATATAGATTGATTACTCCCGATAATCTGTTGAAGATTAGCGTCTTGAATTTGCTTTGCATAGTCACCGTAGAATATAAAACTATCCATTGAAAAAAAATATTACAAATATAGCCTCATTTTTAATGATTTCGTTCGCTTTGATTGTGTTTTATTTATTTTTAAGGCATAAAGGCACGGATAGTATTTTTTATTTGATTATACCCAAACCTCTAAGATTATCCCATTCGTTTTTGACATTCTGATAGCATTTTCTTTGTTTGCTCGGTGAGACGATCGCACTTTGCATTACATTTTGATAGCTAATACATGTTTTTTGATACATTTTTGCCAATTACCGGCATACTCGATTTGCCGCCTCTTTGATAATTCTGATATTCGGTAGAAAAAGCTGCACAAATAAAATAATCGTTTGCGTCCGATGTGTGGCCATATTTTTCATAAGTAACACCGGTACCCACGTCTTTAGCATGTTCTTTTTTCTTTGTCCCATCACTATCTTCTTTCAAATAAAGATAGTCGTTTATTGTATTTGTACACTTGCTGTCGATTTCAATTGTTAATCCATCGTATCCATTCTCAAATACGGTATTGATAAAATTAGCACGCATTACTACAGCCGGCGCCTTCCCTTGAACTCTCAAAGAAGGTTTAAATATTGCTAATTCTGTACGAATGATTGTATAATCATTTGAGCCCTTTTCGGTTCTTGTGTCTTGTTTATTTCCAGACGGGTCTCCATACACAAAACACCCTGACTCGTGCCCCTGATATAATCGTTTGATTTCATTACATATTGCTTTCGTCGTATTTCGAGGGCTTTCTGTGCATACTTCTGCTATCTGTCTTGCTTTTTTTCCCTCGACCTGCCAAATACAACAGGTCATATACGGATTTACATTGAAGTCAAATGTTAAATGTATTGGTAAATCTTTATTGTATTTCAACGTTTTAACGATTAGAGCAATATTGAAACACTTATAAAATTCACCCCCCGCCATTGTTGGTTGTGGATTTTGTTGATAAAGACTCTGAAATGTTCTAATAGACTGACTTCGTACCATTGCCAGTTTCTCAAGTGAATGTCTTTCTGGCCACAAAGCATCCCCAATTTGCCGGGGGTCTTCACTGTTTTTATTATCTACTTTAATGGCGGGCAAAAGTAGCACAGTCCAATTTTCGCCTATACCGGCTTCCTTTTGCTTTAACAATAAACCAGACAGATCATTTATATCCCAGCGTGTTTGAGTTATAAGAATTCCGGTATCATTATGAATACGAGTATAAAGAACATCATTATACCAATTCCAGTTCCTGTATTGATATGTTGCACTCATTGCCTCTATGCTATCCTTTACAGGGTCATCTATAATAGCAAAGTCAGCAGCCGTTCCAGTTAACGCACCACCAACTCCAACGGCTTTAAAAAAACCTCCAAACCCAACGGTTTGAAATATATCTGAATTTCTTAACCACCCCGTTTGAGAAACTACTGCGCTTTTGTTTAAAGTCGTTTCTGGAAAAATATCATGATATTCGTTTGATTCTATTATTCTTTGACAGTCTCGATTGAATGTACTTGAAAGATCGCTACTGTATGAGGCTACGACTATTTTTGCTTTTGGGTTTTTGCCTAAAATGTAAGCAGGCAGATTTCTTGATACCAATTCTGAATTATGAGTGGGTATCAATTCCCTACCTGCCAAATAAATCCCTCCTTCTACCTGAATGCAATTACCAATAACGTCTTCTTTTTTTGTTATTTTTGACATAAAAAACTTCAAAGAATCATCCCTATCTAATAGTTTTTTCCCCGATAGTTTTTTTTTCTTTCTTTCTAATCTGAAAACACAAATACCTTTTTTTGGAGAAAATAAAATCCTTTTTTTCTTTCCTACATTTTTTTTATCTATAAATGCATCATATTCATTTATTGTTGGTTTGACCCCCAGTGTTCTAAGGAGGACATAAACATCGTTTACAAGCGTATTTGATTTCTGTGAAAATTCACATCTCCCCCTAAAATCCACACATCCGTCCGTATCCATTAATCCGCGTAATAACTCCATTCTTTGATCAATACTTGCTTGAAGATATATATTAGGAATATGCTTGTTGAGCAATAAATTATTTTGTCTTAATTTAGTTGTCATTCCTTTGATTAAAACTCTAAAAATTCCCTTTTTAACCTCTCTTACATCTCCTAATTCGCTGAAATGTTTGATATCTTCCATTCCAACC